TCTCTCCCGGCTTACTCCGTCTTGTCATCCTCATGGCTCTGGCAACCGCTCCGCTGGCCTATCTGGCGTGGAGGGTGGTGGTTTGACCCAGGAACGCATGAGCGCTGCCGAGGCGAGGGCGCAGCTTGCGCCGGCTGCTAAACCATCGAAGTACCGAAACAAGCCTGTGACGGTGAAAGGCCGGCGCTATGCCAGCAAGAAGGAAGCCATCTATTGCGAGGGCCTGATCCAGCTTGAGAAGGCCGGCAAGATCGGCGGGCTGGAGCTACAGCGCCGTTTCCAGATACTCGGCCCGAAAGGCGAACTGATCTGCGTCTACGTCGCTGACGCGGCCTTTTGGGACCATGAGCAGGACCGCTTTCGCGTGATCGATGTCAAGGGCGTCGAGACTGACGTGTTCAAGATCAAGCGCAACCTGATGCGCGCCCTCAATGGAATTGAGATTGAGGTGGTGCGGTGAGCGCTGAAGTCATCGACATCAACGAACGCGCTCGCGAGGTATGGGAAGCCTACCTCGAAGCGAAAGAGCGCGCCGAATATACCCGCAGTTTCCAGGATGCGCGCCGCGTTGGTCTTTTGTGGGGCCGGTTTCTCGCGCTGTACGCGCGTGACACTGAGCCGCGCGGGGCCGTCATTTCATACAGAAGGAAGACGCAATGAACGGCCTCCCATATTACAAGGCTTATCCGCGCGACTTCATCGAAGGCACAGTCGGAATGTCGTTCGAGGTGAAGTGTGCGTACCGCGTCGTTCTCGATCTGGTTTACATGCAGGGGGGCAATCTTCCTGACGATGCCCGCTACATTTCCGGGCTGCTTGGCTGCTCAATACGAAAGTGGAAATCGATCCGCGATCAGCTGGTTGAAACTGGCAAACTCGTCGTGTCGGGTGAGTTTCTGACAAATCATCGCGCAGTTTCGGAACTCGAAACTTTGTCGAAACTTCAAGATAAACAGCGCGAAAACGCAACCGGATCAAAGAAAAACAAAGACTTAGACAAGCCACGGCAAAGCCATACAGAACCAGAACCAGATACAAAGAAAGAAGAACCCCTTCGGGGGCCTGTGGCCGTGGTTGGGAAAACCATCGAGGCGGAGGTTTTCGCGTTCGGCAAGGGCGTGCTTGGCAAGAGTGCTGGCGGGGTGATCGTCAATCTTCGGAAAGCTTGCGAATACGATGACGCCTACGCACTGGAACTGCTCAAGCAGGCGGCGGACAAGCACGAGCCGATGGCGTGGGTTCAGGCTGCGATCAAATCCGTGAAGGATAGGCCATATCGCGGCGTGGAGATCGGCGCCAACGATGACGGGCCGACCATCGAAAGCCGGGATGACCGCGAATGGCGTAAGCGCGAGGCCGAAATCTATCGGAACGTTCACTGATGGCCGATATCGTCACCATAAAACGGATGCTGGCGGATCGCGCCCAAGCGGTGGCCGAAATGCTTCTGCCTGGTGGCCGCAAGGACGGGCCAGAATGGCGGGCAGGGTCAACCGCCGGCGAGAAGGGGCAATCCCTTGGCGTTCACCTCGTCGGGGCGAAGGCTGGCGTCTGGCAGGACTTTCAATCCGGCGAAGGCGGCGACCTGCTCGACCTGTGGGTTGCCTGCAAGGGCGGCACGCTCTCCGAAGCGCTGGATGGGGCAAGGGCGTGGCTTGGCGTCACTAGGCCCGAACCCTATCGGGAGCCGAAGAAAACCTACCAGCGCCCACCGAAGCCGAACTGCACCGCTGCGCAGGGCAGGGTATTGGACTATCTGACCGAGGATCGGAACATTCCCGGCCATGTCCTGAATGCCTACAAGGTTGCGGCGCAGGGCGACGATATCATATTCCCGTTCCTGCTGCCTGATGGTGTGCTTGCTCTCGCAAAGGCCAGAGAGGCAATCGACGGGGCCAAGCCACGCCCCACGGCAGCTAATTGCGAACCGATCCTGTTCGGATGGCAGGCCGTCCCGGTAGACGCGCGCCAGGTCATCATCACCGAAGGCGAAATCGACGCTCTGTCGTGGGCGGCATATGGCTACCCGGCCATGTCTGTCCCGTTTGGCGGCGGCAAGGGCGGCAAGCAAAACTGGATCGAAAACGAGTTCGAGCGGCTGGAGCGGTTTGAGCGGATCTACATTTCGACGGACATGGACCAGCCCGGAGACGAAGCAGCGGCAGAGATTGCCGCGCGTCTCGGTCGCCATCGTTGCTATCGGGTGAAGCTGCCTGCAAAGGACGCGAACGAATGTCTCGTGTCGGGCATTGGCGAGTTTGCCATGACGGAAGCGCTGCGCAAGGCCGTGGCTCTAGACCCAGAAGGCTTGCAGCGGGCGAGCGATTACACCGACAAGGTTATTCACCTGTTCTGGCCTGCCCATGAGGAGCGGCAGGGCTATACCGTTCCCTACGGCAAGATATCCGACAAGGTGCATTTCCGGCCGGCAGAGATGACGCTGTGGAGTGGAGCCGCAGGGTCAGGCAAGAGCCAGATTATTTCCGACTGCATCCCGCACTGGATCAAGCAGGGCAGCCGCATTTGCCTCGCCTCACTGGAGATGAAGGGTGAGCAGACCTTGCGCCGCATGTGCAAGCAGACGGGTGGTCTGGACAGGCCAACCGGACCGTTCATCGAACGCATACTGGATTGGCTCGACAGGGGCTTGCTGCTCTATGAGCGCGTCGGCAAGGCAGGTGTCCCTGCGTTGTTGGAAGTCTTCGACTATGCCCGCGCAAAGTACGGCTGCGACCAGTTCATCATCGACAGCCTGATGCGCATGGGCATCGCCCAGGATGATTACAACGGGCAGGAAAAGGCAGTCTTCCAGATTGTCGACTGGACGATCCAGAACAACGTGCACCTGCATCTGGTGGCCCATTCCCGCAAGGGAGAGCGCGGGCAAGGCGCGCCCGAAACCGAAGACATCAAGGGTGCGATGGAGATTGGAGCCAACGCCTTCAATATCCTGACGGTATGGCGCAATCGTCGCCATGAGGAAGAACTAGGCGCAGCCAAGACCGAGGTCGAGCGCCACGAACTGGACCAGAAGCCCGGCGTTCTCCTGAACGTCGCGAAACAGCGCAATGGCGACTTTGAAGGCAAGGTTGGGCTTTGGTTTTCACAGGATACGTACCGATATCGGTCAGCCTATGACGACAGGCTTTTTGGCCGGGAATACATCGCTCGTGAATTTAAGGAGAATGCCGCATGACCCCGACAGCCGAGGAAATCCGGGCGCTATTGGACTACGATCCTGAAACGGGAATTTTCCGCTGGAAAGCAAGAGCAGGTCGGGCAGGCGTATGCGGAAGCGGCCAAGCGCCTTCACGGCGAGTTTGCGAACGTCGCATGAGCCAGACCACATATCGTTATCACTCATCATTTGACCGTGGTGTTTGGGACCGCGTGTTCCTCAATCGCGGTGAGCAGGAGGCCGCATAAATGCAATTGTTCGCGTATTCCCACACCGAAGCCGGCATTCGGAAGAGGGCCAGTCAATTTGCCGTTCAGGACAAGCCGAAGGCGGTCGTGCGGCCTCCCAAGCCAATACTGGTAGGCCCGCCGCCGCTATCGAATGTCATCGAGCTATCCCCGGAATCAAATGAGGCAATGGCACAGCGAGGAATGCCGCGCTGGGCGAGAGAGATAACAATGGCGGTAGCTTTGGAGCACAATGTTGCCGTGTCTGACATGATGGGGTCAGGCCGCTATCGCAACATGGTTCTTGCAAGGCGGGAAGCTTGGTATCTTCTCAAGACAGGTAGTTCCCCAATCAATGGGATGGTGCCGTCATACATGCAGATAGCAGAATGGTTCGGTCGTGAGCACACCGGTATTTTGCACAATGTGGCGCGATACGTTCAAGAAAATGGCCTGCCGCTTATAACCAGATACGACATCACAAGTGCAATGGCACGTAAGCGAAAGCGAGCGCGCTGCCAGAAGCGCAGCCGCGCGAAATCCTCGATAGCGCCGCCTGAAAGGACCAGCACATGGGAAAGGTAGAGAGCCGAGTGATTTACCTATCAGGGCCGATGAAGGGGTACCCTGACAGCAACTATCCTCTGTTCCGGAATGTCGCGGCGCGGCTTAGGGCTGGCGGCAATCGCGTCTACAACCCGGCAGAGTTCCCGCACAAAGGGTCGCAAGAGACCTTCCCATTGCGACAGGCGTTCGCTGCGTACTCGTCGTTCATCTGCTTGGAGGCCGACACTATCGTGCTTCTGCCGGGGTGGGAGAAGTCCAAGGGTGTCTCTGCCGAAAAGGCCCTAGCCGAAAACTGCGGGCTTGATGTGATCGAATGGTCCGCCCTCTCAGAAGACAAGGAGCAGGGGTGATGGAGAACGACTGGCTCACCGACGAACTGATGCAGCGGGCTTCGAAGCTCATTCAGGACATTGATGGCATCGCATCTCAAGGCACCGTCTATGTCGTCAGCAGGGCGCTCTACGAGGCAGAGAAGCGCGGGGAGGAAAGGAACAAAGCGTTCTGGCAGAAGTGGGCACACAAACGCCTCGATATCTCCCGTACTCAATGGCTTAAGGCAGCAAAGACCGCTTTAGCAGGAGACATACGTGATCTGAGACTGCGCGTCGAACTTGCGGAAGCGCCCCTTGTAGAGATCGTCGTGTCGGACGACGGCAACTAGCCACCACGAGGGACAGCATGAAGGCGGCAAGGAAACGAGGGCGACCAATGGAAGCAGTAGCATACAGGGAACCGAACGGCAGGGCATCACGCGCCCGAGAGCCAGTCGACAAGCCAGCATTGGAGGCGAGGGCTAAGCATCTGGGCATCTCAGTTCTCAATGCCAAGAACCAGCTCGCGGCATCCTTCATAGGCCGGCTGCACATGCAATATCAGGCTTGGAGCGTCAGGGCGCCCAAGGACACACCAAGACCGGCTGAATGCCTTTCAGATCGGGAGTATGCCGCCGCAGTTCGTTTCCTCGACCTGCACAACGACAGGCTCAAGGTCATCCAGGCTGACAGCGCACACTACGATCATCGTTCGACAGGCGAGGGCAACGTCGAGGCAATGGAAGAATGGGCCAAGCGGGTCAACAAGGACTACGTCGACATCCGCAAGGCCATTCAGGAAGCGCAGAACGACAATCGGTCAGAGAACCTGTGGGCGGCGCTGGATCTGTGCATCATCCAGGATCAGCCATTCAGCCATATGGTGGGCGGGTTGCGCATCCTGTGCAATTCGATGGCTCGCCATTGGAAGATCACTTGACACTGATCCGAATTAATGACATGCATTTTCACGCTGGGCGTGAAACGTCCAAAGGAGAGGCTGCTTCGGCGGCCTCTTTTGATTCAGCACCATGCATTTTTTGCATATTGCTCCCAACCACCGTCACAAGACGGTGTAGCGAGGCGGCAGGGTTCGCCAGCCCTATGACGTTCCGACCGGATGGCTTACTGGTTGGGTAAAACGCCGAACTGACGGATTAGCGTTCAGCCGCCTCGCATCCCATACAGGCTAACAGGCTCGCTCAAGGGCGGGCCGCTTTTGTTTTCGGAAGGCTGAGCAATGGCTGAGCGTGACAAGGCAGGCGTGCCAGCATTTGTACTGGGCCCAATACTAACCCCCGTGGACGGCAATTTTGAGCCGAGCCAGGGAGGGCCGGAGGCTAGAGCAGAGATCGATATGATCGCCCTAGAGAAACAAGGAGCGATTCGATTGGTCTTTGATGTCGGCATAGAAGGGTCAGAGGGGTCTTGGGTCTTTGCAATCGAAGCCCGGCATCTCTTTGATTATTTCCTCCAACTGTACTTAGAACCTGATCGCAAAGCTGTCGCTGAGGTGTTGGCCAGAGCACTAGAAATGGAGGCGTCTCGCGTTCGGTGGAATGCCGCCGAACATGAGTGCCTTTAGCGGCGAGATAAGCCGCACAGAACAGCGGATTAACAGCATGGTTGGTGTTCCCTTCGAAAAGGGCAAGAGCGGCAATCCCGGTGGACGGCCAAAGCTCGATGCTCGCGTTCGTGAGCTTGCCCAAGCACAGACTGAAAACGCAATCGCCACGCTCGTCAGTGTCATGGAAAACGGCAAGGCACCTGCTGCGGCCAAGGTATCGGCGGCAACTGCAATCCTTGATCGTGGCTGGGGCAAGCCGGCTCAACTCATAGCAGGCGACGGCGAAGATGGCGCAATCAACCTCGTTCACAAGATAGAGCGCATCATTGTCCGGGCTGCTGATCGAGACGGCTGAGGTATTCCAGCCTCTGCTAGAACCGGCACGACATAAAGGCGCATGGGGCGGGCGAGGGTCCGGCAAGTCGCATTTCTTCGCGGAACTGATGGTCGAGGATGCCTTGCGCTTTCCCGGCGATGCCGGCGAGGGCATGCGTGGCATTTGCGGTCGCGAGGTCCAGAAGTCACTCAAGGACTCGGCCAAGTTCCTCATTGAAAGCAAGCTTGCCAAGTTCGGGCTGACCGAGGCTGACGGCTTCAAGGTGTTCACCGACAAGATTGAGACACCGGGCGACGGACTGCTGATCTTTCAGGGCTTGCAGGACCATACAGCGGACTCGATCAAGTCGTTTGAGGGCTTTCACAGGTTTTGGGGAGAGGAAGCGCACGGCATCAGCGCAAGGTCGATTGGCCTGGTTCGCCCGACAATCCGATGGGAAGACAGGCAACGCGGCTTAAGCAGCGAAATGTGGTGGAGTTGGAATCCGCTCCGCAAGAGCGATGCGGTAGACATCATGCTTCGCAGTGATGCCATCCCGACAGGCGCAAAGGTCATTCGAGCCAACTGGTCCGATAACCCTTGGTTCCCGAGCGTTCTCGAGCAAGAACGGCAAGACTGCCTGAACAAGACGCCAGACCAATACGATCATATCTGGGAAGGCGGGTATGCGACGGTTCTGAGCGGAGCCTATTTCGCGCATGCTCTCACCATCGCAAGGCAAGAGGGTCGAGTGGGCAATGTGGCCCGCGATCCGAACATGCCCATCAAGGCATTTTGGGACATAGGCATCAGGGACGCCACGTCGATATGGATTGCGCAGTTCATCGGCCGTGAAATCAGGGTGCTGGACTATTACGAAGCGGTCAGGCAACCGCTGGCAACGCATCTGGAATGGCTTCGGTCAAATGGATATGCGGGCGCTGAATGCGTCCTGCCTCATGACGGGGCGAAAGAGGATGCAATCACTGCGATCCGGTTCGAGGATCATATCAGGGCCGCAGGGTTCCCGGTAACGACGATCCCAAATCAGGGCAAGGGCGCTGCGATGAAGCGCGTGGAAGCGGCCCGCAAGCTGTTCCCGTCCATCTGGTTCAATGAGCCGAAGTGTTCAGGCGGATTGGATGCAATCGGCTGGTATCACGCCAAGATTGACGACAAGCGCAACATTGATCTTGGCCCGGAACACGACTGGTCGAGCCACGGCGCCGATGCGTTCGGCCTGATGTGCGTGGCGTATGAGCCGCCGACAAAACCTGTACCTCGCCCCGCTGTCACGTACGGCGCTGGAAGCTGGATGGCGTAATGGCTGACGATGATCTTCTCAAGGAAGCCAAGG